ATGTCCAATGAAACAGTAAAAAAGGTCATGGCAGAAAAGCGCCGTATGACTATAGGTCAATTAACAGACCTGCTTGTTAGCGGTGCTTTACGCCGTGAATTAGGTATGGATAAAACAGAATTTGCAGGGTTGGTTAGTGTCATGCGCTCGACGATACGTCGCATCGAAGGGCTGGAAGCTACACCACGCATAGGGTTGATTTTTAATACCGCTGCCGCTCTGCGCATTGGTATTGATTTTCCAATTATTGAAGAAAAGGCAAAGAGGTAACAATGCGCCGTTACATCATTACGGATAAGGATATTTTTGATGTTTTTCAGCGCTGGACAAGCCCAACACTGAAAAGCCAGAAGATGCATACCAGCTTCATTCGTGAGGCTGTGTGCCGCGCACACCCTGACAAAGTAATTCTCCAGTATGACATTCGCCAGAAGCTAAAAAATATGGCTTCGCGTGGATTGGTAACTGAGGTTCGTTTAAGTCCGAATGCAACAGCCTGGATGATTAATAAAGGTGATTTGAATGGACAAAATTAAGACCAAAAGAAGCGAACGAAGATTATCGCGTGACCTTATCGAAGAAGCGTTAAAGCTGGTGGCTAACCGTAGTGAGCGTGAAGGGGTGAGCAAAGATACAGCTAAGCGTCATGCGTCAGCCATTCGCGGAGTAATTCCGGCGCTGGGTGTTGTTAAGAGCAAGGTTATCAAGCCGGGTGTATGGGTAGCTCTATATGCTCGTAGCGATTCAACATCAACGGTTATCAGCAATATGAAATTTACTGCCGTAATTTTTGAGTGGGCGGGGCAACAAAATTATGAGGATGCCGCATTTTACGCTGCTATCGCGAATGCGATCCGTACAGCACTGGCTGTTAAAGGGTAATTACGTCAAATGAAACCATACGGGAAATTTTATTCAGTAGATGGCTGTATTTGCGCTCTGTGTCGTTCTCGCGGGTATCGCAAGGGAAACGGTTATGAATCAGAGACTCGCGCTAATAAACATAGAGCGCGTCAAGAGGCTAAGCGCGGTATCAATAAACAACTTACGGAGGTCGCCCCATAAGGGGCGATAACAGAATGACCATATCAAGCGGTTATACGGTGGATGCGTATTGTGAATGCGAAATATGCAGAACAAACACTGACCTTGTAGGGCGTTACGTCCGTCAGGAAATGGCTAGCGCGGCTGGGGAAACTTACGCAGAGTGCGCCGCAGAACTACGCCATCACGGCTGGTATTTATCGCGCAACCGCCATCACGCACTCGCGCCGGGACATAAGAAACCTAAAAAATGGGAGATTGATTAAATGACCAATAACAAGGGCTATTGCGGAATTTGCACCAACTGCGTCCCACAAATTAACGGTGGTTCCGGTTTCAGCAATTGCGAAGAGGCTCACGCAGCACAGATGGCAGAGGATAAGGCAATGACAAATAATCAGTTCACAGACGAACTGCACTACGGCGACAACGTTTTGTGGTTCCTGAGTGAGCTGGCTTCATTTGAGCCAGGTGACATTGACGATAATGACTTCGATGTTTACGGTGAGCACGAGAGTGGTGCTGAGGGCACTGCATCAGTTGGTATTGTTGAGCTTGCGGCTGATGCCGTCAAGTTGATAGCTAAACTTCAGGTAGAGCTACGGGAACTACGCCGTAACTATCTGGCGCTACGTGGTGAGATTGAGGACGTACGGTCGCAGTTGTACGAGGCAGAGAATCAGGCTAACGAGCACGCCAGCGAGCTACAGGAACGCCGCAAGGCTGATAGTGATGAGCCTGCTTCGTTCGACAAACTGAATGCAGCGGTGGCAGAGGTTACTGGAGGTAATCAACATGCGTGGGATGCCAATATTTACAAGGGGCATCAGGCCGTACCATTCATGAATTACAATTCGCTGGCACGTATCGTTGATAAATACCGCGCCCCGCAGCCAGCACCGGTAGTACCTGTAATTCTCCCGTGCGCCGTTGAGTTAAAGCCAGGTCTTATTATCGGCAAAGGCTGCAAAACAGAGACTTTGCTCGTTGCTCTGCAACGTCGCGCCGACTATTGCGCTGAAATTGACGCTATGACGCCGGAAGAAAGTGCAGAACATGACGCCAATATCGCAGCATTCAAAGCTATGTTGCCGCCGTCAGCGCTGGACAGTAAACAGGTGAGCGAATTAACAATGTGGGTTAAGAGATTAGCCCATTCGCTTAGAAATGCCAGGCCAGGCAGCAAGTTACACAGCGATGCTATGGACTACCTGTGTAGCAATGGTTTAATCAGCGTGGGGGATGTATTGCGATGAGCAACTTAATTTACTTAATCGCTCTTGGCTTCTACATTTTGGGTTTTGCTGCAATGTTTCGTTATTCGCTAAGGCGTGATGTGGAATGTGACCTTGAACAAAATAAGAGTGAAGCATTTCTGTTTGCATTTTTATGGCCTGTGTTTGTTGCGTTTATGGTGGCAATTATTCTCATTGAGGAATTAATTTTCTTGGCATGCGCAGTATATCGGAGCTTTCATTCTAAATGGCGGGGAAAGAAATGCTGAGTGATTTGCTGATTATGGTTGACCGCCGTGCTCAGGCGGTCAGTTTGCGTGAAAAAACCATCATTAACGAGCGTCATGCTGTTCGAATGCTGGAGCCTGTCCTTTCTCTTGGTGTTCGCGCCGCCAGCGTACCGGATACATGGGTTAGATATGCCGACAGATGCATAGATAGTGGTCTGGCGGCGTCTACTATCCGTCAACGAATTGATTGTGTTGCTGCTGTTGTTGCCTGGGTGATTCATGCTGATATCAAGTTCAAGCCAGCCGCGCCCGGTTCGCTGGGGAGAATGCTGGAGGCTATGCGAACCGCAGCAAGGGCAATTGGAAAGAGAATTAAGCGCCATCGAGCATTAAGTAAACCAGCAAGAGTAAGCATTGATGAATACACCGCCGTCGTTCAAGAGATAGAATCTCTACGCGAACCATACAGAACAGCCGCACGAATGATGTTATGTTTCGGGCTAAGGGCATCTGAAACACTATCATTATCCAGCAACTCTCTTATATCGGGTGGCAGGCTGTTTATTCCAGACCGTTGCACAAAGACGCATGCTGACCTGCTTTTACCTATTCCAGTTAAGTACATTCCTCTGATTGATGAGTGGTTATCTGTACTCGGGGAGTCAGAAATAAAATATAACACACTGGTAACAACTATATCCCGCGCTGGTATAAAGTGGCGTTGTCATGATTTGCGTAAGTTGTTCCGTACTTCTGCCGCTGTTCGTGGCGAGGATTTTCTTGCAACAGAATTAATACTTAACCACGCTGTCAAAGATGTACCATCTATTTATTTACAGTCGCCACCATTCGCAGCAATGAGAAAAATATTAACTAACTCGATAGAAGAATATTTACAGGTCAGGGGGTAGGAAATGTCAACGCCAGCAATAAAAGATAATGACGTAATGTATCAAAAGAAATATCCGAGACATTGCCTGTTTAAATTACTCCAATTGCGTACAAACCTAAAAGCGAAACCTGATATTTATCGAGTGGAAATGATTAGTCGTGAAGGTGAAAAGATATTGATGGGAGGTCGCAAAACGACTCAGGAAGCAATAGCACTTTATCGGGACATAGCAACGTTGAGTGCAGCAGAAGTAGAAACGGCTTTCAGTAGCATGGTCTAAATAGCGTCAGCAGAACACACCCGGCATTCGCCGGGTTTTTTTATGTCTGCAAAAAACACACCTGCCAAAGTTTATGTGAATAAATCGTTAAATCATACTTAACAAAATATAAACACAAGTAAAGTTAAAAATGTTAACAACAAAGTTAAATATGTGTTATGTGGATAAGTTTTTCAGAGCCATAACGCAAAACAAAGTAATGTGATTAAAGTCAATTTATAGAAAAAAACGACGAAAAATTATTTAACTCAATAAAAACAATCAATTGCGGAATTTGGTTGTTTTTGATGCAGTTTATGTACGTTTTTTGGCGTCAATACATTGTAATTTGCCAGCAACACGAAACAAAAAAATTAAGCCACAAAATACACCATATAAATCATAAACGTACACAGGTGAGGCAAACGGATATATAAGGTTGGACATTCTGAAAAACATGATGAGATTGAGCGGATAATAGACAAAAACCACATAATCATTAATAAATGTTTCCACTGGAAATAAAGCCGAAAATGAACATGTTATCTAAATTCCATATAAATCAAAAAGATAGGGCCACCCAAAGAGAAAGCACCATAAAAAAGTTCGGGAATGTTTCTACAGCCTCATCCGACCAGACGTTTTAACATATTGACATGGGGATAATGAGTTAGCCACAAAAGCGGAAAGCTGGCATGAGGCAGGGGGCGAAAATATATTAAACCGCGCTCAGGCTTGTTTCCACCAGCACCGGACGTTCTCTATCACTTTCTGACTCACAACTTGAACGGGTAAATAATTGACCGTTAAAGGATAGCGAGGCTGTTACAAATTAAATGTTCATAAATCAGCTACAACATTTAAAACAAAGCAGCAACATGAAAGCTGGCACGATAAATGTTATCCACAATAAAAATCAGCATTTTCGCCACTTCAAAGCGATATTGACCACTAACATAAATCGTGCAGGTGGCGGTTTTTGTCTTGTTTATCCACAGATTCAACCTTGCACCAAATATTGACGCATTACCGCTGGCGGCGTTTCTGTAATTAGCCTGGGCGTTGCCTTTAAATCACTTCTATATAAGGAGGTGATTTTTATGGCTTACGGGCGTCAGTTCGAGATAACCGTTAATTGCACAGATGGCGAGACGATCCACATTACGGATGTAGATGTGGATTTTTCGTCTGTGCGTGACGATGAAAAAGAGCCAAACGAAGCTGACTTGACCGTGTGGGGGCTTACGCCTCAGACGCAAAATGCAATCGCTCAGGCAGGTTCAACCGTCAGCGTTGCCGCTGGCTATATAGATGAAGGCATGTTCACCCTGTTTCAGGGGGAGCTAATCAGCGCCGTAACCATTAAGCCTAACGAGGTTTACGGTCTGAAAATGAAAATTTATGAGGCGCTTATTCCATTTCGCGCCAGCGTCACATCTCGCACTTTTAAAAAGGGGCAAAACCTCAAAGAGGCAGTGTCGCTGGTTGCGTCAGATATGGGGCTGGGGTGTCAGGTTTCGAAAGCAGCAGCAACATTAGTGTTACCTAAGAATGTTAGCGGCGTTGCATTATCCCGCGATGTGTTAACCAGCTTATGCAAGCCGCTTAATGCCACATGGTCACTTCAATATCAGTCGTTAGTTGTCACTGCCGGGGATTCTGTTCTCACTGGTGCTGCCGTTTTTTCACCTGAAACGGGATTACTTGGTGCTCCATTTTTAAAGATCCATTCACCAAAGCGCACCAAGAAAAAGAACCCATCAGAAAAAGACAAAATCCAGAAGAAACACGACAAAAGCATAACTACATACCAGTGGCCTCCTAAAGGCTCTCAGGTTGACTACTCAAAAGGCGCTCGCCGTCAGATGGGCGTTATTGAGGCCATTACTTGGGAGTCGCTTTTACGTGGCGGTGTTGAGATTGGCGAGCAGATAGAGCTTTCGTCGCCTTCTATGGGGGAAGGCTGGAACATCATTGTTAAAAAGATTTCCCACAAATTCAGTACGCGTGACCGTCAGGCATGGTCATCCTCATGGGAGGGCATCATTGCATGAGGGCGGGAAGTCAGGTTAACGCAATCGTAGAGCAGGCGCTTAACTCAGCAATTTTTGCTCTGGAAGCTGTGATTGTTTCAGTGAATGAAGGCCGCGCAACCGTCAGGCCAACGCCAAAACGTTCATTTGGCGACAATCCAGAGCCTGTCGATTATCCGGCGGTTGAAAATGTGCGCCTTATTTCTCTGGTCTGGGATGGCGGTAAGTCTGGCATCAGCGGGCGAGTTTTGCCGGGTGATGAATGCTTACTGATAGCGCTATCCCACGGCGACGGTGACGAACCAGACCATAAAACCTTCTCAAATGCCGTTGCTCTGTGCGGCTTTTCCGACAAATCAATTCATCAGATGCCAGATAGCCCCGGCATACGCGTTTTCAGTGGTAGCTCGTTCATCGAATGGGATGACGGGAGCATTAAAGGTGATACCGGACAGGGCGCAACCTTCGCCTTTACGGGCGACAAAATGACCGTTAACGCACCGGGCGGCATCGATATGACTGCCCCCATGACCACCATAAACGGGAATTTAACGATTTCCGGCGCTATCAGTCAGGGCGCTAAAGGCGGTGGCAACGCTGAATTCGGCGGCAACGTCAAAGTAACCGGGAAAAGCGAAGCGGCTGACCATATCAGCGGCGGTAAGTCAGGTAAAGACCATACCCACATTTCAAATGGCCAGGGCAAAGAGACTAACAAGCCTTCATAAGGAAACGACATGAAATTGAATGATGGTGCGGCGCAAATTGCGCTTTCTAACAAAGGCTTTCTGATGGCTGGTGACTACAGCACAACCATCAGCAAGGGCGAGATTATCAACATTACTGAACGTACCGGGCTGGTTGTGGATCGCGTCGAGTGTATCCCCCTGATTAATGCGCCCCTTTATATGGTCATGGCGACCTGCCGCGAATACAAAGACCAGTTCATGCCTTTTTACAGCGATTTACCGTTTGAATTACCACATCAGGCAGCAATGGCGCAGATGCTGAACGATGCCGGGGAAGGTTTCGACCTTGATGACCTGTTGGATATTGAGTCACTGGATGCGGCAGTAACGGTGGTTCACGTTGAAAAGTGGATGCACACAGAATGAACATCACAACAGCACAATATCGACACGGTGTGAAAGGCTGTTTTCTTTCAACTCACAGACCACAGCCGGGCGAATCATTAACGCTGGTAATGCCTACGTGCAGGGGGAAAAGATTCATTCCCGTGGGGCAGGTGCAAAGGGTTGAGGCCGTTGGCTTAAGCCGATGCCTTGTATGGGTTTCGAAACTGGCATTCGTTGAGGGGATGAATTACTGATGCTGGACATTATACAGGACGAAAACGGGGTGATTCTTCGTAACGGTGATTTTGTGCTGGATGGTGGCATTGATGGCGTGGCACAGCAGGCAGAAATAAGAGTCGGGACAAATCGCGGTGAATGGTGGCTCGATGAAACTCAGGGTTTGCCGTGGGTGCCTGGCATTATGGCGTCACGCCTTCCAGCGTCGATTGTCTCCAATATGATTAATGCTGAGGCTAAACGCACCCCGGAAGTTAGCGACGCCAAAACCACAGCCATTAATGATGCGAAGGGTAATTACACAATCCGCTTTGCGGTCTACATTGGCTCAGAAAGCACAGAGGTAACAAGTGGAATTAGTGAATGATGGTGGCTGGCATGGTGCCAGATTGCCGGAGCTAAGAGGCGATAAATACGAAAAGCTAAAGGGCGCATTGGGTGATGTTAACCCCGATGGCGACTCACTGGTCGGGCAAACAATAGCGATAGTTTCGGAAGATGACTTAAACATCATTGAGGCGATTGGCTGGGTATTTTCCGGCTTTTTCATTTCAATGGCAGAGGGAGCACAGTTAGATGGTCTTGGCGAGCGCTTCAACCTTCCTCGTTATGGTCTTACTCGCTCGCTGGCTTATGTTCTTTACCTCTTACAGCCGGGTCAGGTCATAAGCGCTGGTGATGCGTTTACTATCTCTGGTAGCGCTGGTGAGTGGGCGATAAACCACGAAGTAAAAGAAGACGGAAGGTCAGCCACTGGATATGTGTTAAAAGTCCGTCAGGATGCCATCACCAGCGGAAACACATTTACCATTAACATTTCTGGTAAGCCGCACTCAACACAATTTCAGGCTGGCGACACGTCAGATTCAATACTTAGTCGCCTGTACACGCAAATTACAGCGGCTGAAACAGCCCTTACAACATATCAATCATCATACGGGACTCTGCTTTATGCCGCTGATGGCAGAACAATTATTCCGTTTTCCTTTGCTGATGATGTGTTTGAAATTGTCCGGGCTGGTATACCTGCAACCGCTTACTACCAAAGCAATACCGAGTTTCCAGCGGTATTGTTTGGCTACGTTGCAAACAATGACATTCTGGTACTGGCAAACGGTGTTAAGGGTTATCTCATTGAAGACGATGAGTCATATCGCGAGCGCATACAGATAGCAGCGGCAGCAGCCAAAGTGAACATCAGCGCATCGCGCCCCGGCGTTAAAAATGCCGTATTAGCCGTCAGCGGTGTCTCTTATGCTTCTGTTGAGGTTAACCGGGGAATTAACACTAATGCGGAGGGAATACCCGGTAAATCAATTCAGGTTTTTGTCGCTGGTGGTGACGATAATGAAATAGCACAGGCTATTTACGATGCTGCCGCCGCTGAATGTGGGTTTCATGGTGATGTATCCGCAACGGCGACCGATGGAGAGATAACGGAAACTGTTTATTTCAGCCGCCAGAGCTTTCAACTTGTTTATGTCAGTGTGTCAGGCGATATATGGGATAAAGAAACAACGGGCAGGCCAGCGGATTATATCAGCGTGGCTAAAAACACCGTAACGGCCTATTTTTCACAGCTTACACCGGGGAAAGATGTATTTGCTGGTCAAATATATGCCCGTTTGTTAACAGCATTTTCAACACTGACGGACGTAACAGTAAAAATCGGCATTATATCCCCGCCAACAGATAATCATGTTTCTGTAGGCAGCGGCATTATTGCGGTCACTGACTCAACATCGGTAACGGTGGTTTGATGGAACCTGTAATCAAAAGCCCTGAGCAGTTAGCAAAAGAGCGCCTGACGTCAAAAGTACGCCATCAGCGAAATATAGACCTAATCGCAGGGCTAAAATCCGGCAACAGCAGCATGGTTGCAGCCATTGAATACATGAAAAAGGGTTTTTCTCTGGCAGATTCAACGGGAACGCTTTTAGACGCATGGGGGGAACAATACAGCATTCAGCGAGAAGGGCGCGATGATGATGATTATCGTAATGCGCTGCAACAAGCCAGAGGCGAACAAAGCGTTTCAACGCAATCAAGGCCATCAGTGGGCGCATATATGCAGCAGGTATACAAACTTGTCTGGCTACCGCTAAATCGGGTAGGGCTAAGCACTGGCGCAATAGGAGCAGCCTTTAATCGAGTGCCTCTGCGTACTGTATTTGTTCAATGTGGCGGCATGGCTCCAGATATTCAACTGCCTGATTCGCTTGTATCTGCCACATTCAGCGGGGATATCTACAGCGCTGCAACACCACCAAATGTGAATTTTACTCATCATGCGCCAATGTTTCCCGGTAATGCTTTTCCTTGCTTATGGGCTGGCATCCGATACGAGAAAACACAAAAAACGATCCGGGCAACTGAATCGCAGGGCGTCAGAGTCAGAGCTATTAAATCGCTGTTAACCCGGATTGATGGTACTGCGACGGTAAACGGCGGCGAGCTAATTACGCCATTCAGTACACTGGTAACAGTCAAGAAAATGAAGGTGAAAAATGGATAGTTGGGCGGAAACAGATAAAACCTATAAAGGGCAAGGGGGAGCCGATATCCCCAATAAGCAGGAGCCATCACAAGAATTGCAGGCTACCGGCTTTGCTCCAACGTATTTTGATGAAAACGGTAATCTGGTGTTTGGGGATGGTGTATCCGCACAAACAATGAATTTCATTCTCAATGACCTGTACAAAAAATATCGTGATTTATTAGCCAGGGTAAATGCGTGATGAATAGCTTTGCGACTATAAGCCGCATCTATCCTTTTCGCGGTTCGAAATATGCCAGCGTCAAACAACCATCACCAGCAAGGCAGGCTGATGGTTTCAGACCGTGTTACATCAGCCTGACAGGGGAACCGATTCAGGGCGATGCCGTTGATTTTGCAGAATTAAATTACATCTTTAATGACCTGTACGCCAAAGCCGCGCACATAGACCAGCTTCTTACAGCTAAGGGGAAATAATGGCATTAACACCGGAAGAACTGGTGGCAATCTCCGACCTTGAACAGGCGGCAATTGACGATTCCAGCGTTGTACCTGACTGGCTTATGCCAGCAGAGATACGCGGCAGCAGTGCGCCAATAAACTGTATACCGTACCCACAGCACACCATAGATGTGTTTGGCGGCCTCCTTGCTGGTTCGTGGTCGTTAAAGTTTCAGAATCCATTACAGCGCGTTGTGTGCGATTTGGAGATATACCACGGCGAAAACGCCCCGTTATCATCACCACCAGATTTATCAGCACTACAGCTTACGGTTTCAGGCTTCGATAAAGCGGTTATCTTCTGCCCCGCAAAAACGGCAACGGATACCGCCCCGGATAACTATCTCAATCTTGGCGTGACGGGCATTGCCGCAAAGTACAAGCTGGGCGGTAAGCGTCGGTTTCTGGAGCAATCCGGGCTGGTAGTAATCCCGTTAACGATGATTTTGCTGTCAACGCAGCCCCTGACAAGTCAGGAAACAAGCCGCGCATTGTCAATTACGCTTAAACGGAAAAATGAAAGCCAGATGAACACAGCGCCGGTAATCAGCGGCATGGTATACAGCAACCCATTACCATCAGTACGCGATATTGCTCAGGCATCGTGACCGCTGAGAAATAAAAAAAGTCATTCCGTCGATTTGTGCCAACATATCCCCGATTTGTTAATGACATTTCGGGGATTTGTCTTTTATGAAAGTAACAACACGCAAAAAACCAGCATTCCGCGACTTTTACGAAAATGGCACGTTCACACGCATAGTGGCGACCAAAACGGACAAAGGGAAATGGCGGTTATTCGGTCTGCATCGTTCGGTGGATGCGGCAATATTTGTGGAAGCGGCAAGGGGAGGTATCCGGGAATGGTCAGGACTAAACCACCTGGGCGATTTCTGCGACTCGATAGGGATAACGCTATGGGAAGTACATCACAAAGGGGCAAAAAAAGAACAGGCCGCATAGTGCGGCCTTTGTGGTTTATTCCGGCTTTTCAGGCCAGTTAATCGCGCTGTATGATTCTTTGTCAGTTACATTACTAAAATCAAGGCGGCGTAGTGCGGTGCGATATGCGCGTAAAGTGGCAAGTTCTGTCAGTTCGTCGCTAGTGATATCCCCGTCGTCCTGAGCTTCGACAAGTTCATTGATTCTTGCCGTGACAGCAGCCGAGCGCCTGTCGCGTTCTGCTGTTGCTAAAGCAACATAATCAATCTCTATATCAGCAAGAACCGGCTTACCTTCACTATCGGCTGAAACTACTTTTCCTGTTGACTGGCCATCCATCAGAGCCTTGTACTCTTCTTCAGTAACTTCTACTCCAGCCTTTGGCCATGTCCCTGCCAACTCATAGCTTTCTTTAAGCAAGACCGGATAAAAGCCATTTGTTTTGGCATCGTAAATATACATGTTACTTCTGCTTTCTTGTGACATGTCAGTATCCCATTGCAAACCAGTTGAAGCCAAAAGTTGACGAAGCACCCCTAACAGTAAAACCGCCATTATCCTTTGACATAGTTGATAGGGCTATTGAGCCACTTCCTGTGTCACTGGCAATAACAGTCGTACAGGTATTGGGAAATGCCATTGGGAAGTTAACTCGTTGCTGTTGATTGCCAGCGACATTGCCAGAACCCCACTGAGTAATCAGTCCTGTGGAGGCATCCCTATGCCAACCATTTGCATCGAGGTGTACTGAGGACATAGTTGCCAGGAATATTCCACTGTTATCATCATGAAGCATAAATGGCTTTGTTTTGTCATTCTGATATACGCCGACCTCTTTGATATACTGACGCCCAGGCTTACCAGACAGAGCAACTGAAACATCTGCCTTTGTTGGAAAGTTATTAGATGTCCACGAAGTGAGGTTGTTTCTGATTTGTGAGTCAAGTTGCTCAAGATACAGACTCAGCCAGTTTGCTCCATTTCCGGTGCTCCATTTGTCACCATACACATCACCGTTTTTATACAGATTAGCGCTACCTGCATACACAGATTCACTGGCCGCGATAATCCCTAGTTTTGTGCTGATATAAGCCCGGATAACGTCATCTGAAGAGCACTGAAAGCCAATACCATTCCATGACTTAATGTTCAGGTTATTACCGTTGAAACCTGCTCCATCAACACCGCCTTTAACTATGCCGCCTGTACCATCGCCAACCGTGACCGTAGTATCGCAACGCATATTTGGGGCAGAAATATCCCCTGTAAAGGCAGCACCTTCCAGCATCGCCACATGCCGCCATGAGGTAATACCTGCACCTGTACCATGACCAAACAATACGTTATTGCCACTGATGGCCAGCACATCCACCACGGAAGTCGGACTCATAACCTCATTTAGGCTGATAATTTGCCAGTAACTAATTTGGTCTGGTGCGTCTGGGGCTTGGTGTGCTCGCATGAACTGAAATCCTGTTGCAGCGCGAGCCCCAATAGATGATTTGTCAACAGAATCATTAACGTAAGTTCCAGCGCTCTTTATAACTTTAAACCATGCGTTGTTAGAAATTAGGTATTGATTACCATCATCACTTAAAAATTGAGGTGTCGAACCTGCTGATACAATGATGAGCGATCCGGGTTTAGAGTCGGGGGCAGTGGGATTTCCAGCTGCGACGGGGAAAATTCCAGGCTCAGTGTGAGCAAGTAGATTAGTGGAAACTGGAAGCGACGTTTTTTGCATCAACGCGGCATAATTATTTTCAGACATAAGCACCTCAATAATTTAAGTCAGATGCGATTATCTCTACATCGCGAGATGCAGGCACATGGAGGTGTTGAGCGGTAAGCCGCCAGTTGTTTCTGGCAGCATGTGTGAGGTTTTAGGATATCATTTCAAGGCAGAGACTATATAAATGCTCCTGAGAGCCATTGAGAGCCTCAAATGCACTTTTGCCGCCACAATTACCATCTGCATGAACGGGAACCAGCCAGGAATAAATAGCGCGTACTACTGGTGGTGCTGCATATTGATGATGGTGATTGCACAGCGGTAACACAAAAGCATGAGCGCCGGTAATCGTTCGTCCGTTGATATGGTGCAAACTGACAACTTCATTAATCACGCCATGCACATAACACGCAATGCAGGGTAACGCCCCGATTTTGTCCATCAATGACCGTTCAGCGGCGCGGGGTGTTCGTCCCTTTAATCCGCGATTACACGGTTTATTTTTTGCCCGTTCAATATAGCGGGATTGTCGTTCCCGCTGTTTTTCATACTGAGCCTGACGCCATTCAGGATTAGCCTGTTTTTCGCGCTGGCGCTCAATGGCGCGTTGTTGGTACGTGCGCTGACGCTCAAAGTTACGTTGTAACTTTTCTTCTATAGTTTTCATGTTGAACACCCCGTAAATCAGTACGGTAAATCTGATTCGGGGATATATACGGGCAACTCTGTGTTTAGCCCGTCGCATTCAACATGCAAAATAAGAGTGTCGATATAGCTGGCTGTATGCGTGTCGCAGCGTTTCGCTATTTCATGGAGTTGTTGCAGTTTGATATCTGTATCACTGTTACCCGCTGCAATTTCACGCGCTATATCGGCTTTTTGTTGCATTTCGTCGGGTGCTACAATTTGCGGCTCAGGTTGTGTCAGCAGGGAGGGAAGCGCATAAAAATTTACATTCCCGGCAAGCAGCGCATTGGAGTAAAACACCTTGCAGGCATTGAGCCAGTTGCGGCGAGCGTAGCGCGTGTCATTGCGTTCGGCTTTGATATCCAGACCCATAGCGATATCCGCGCCTAAAAGACGCTCTGCGATTTCCGCTATCTCATCATCATGACCAACCCCGACAGCAGAAATAAAGGCTTCTTCTTCCGGGGTGGTTGGTCGTCTGTCAGGTACAAAAGAAGGTGAAGTAGCAGCACTGACCATATCGCGGGTATCAACAACGCTGTTAGCATCAGCGGCAGAAACAGCCCATGACGTGATTGATTCAGCAATCGCCATTGCCACATCAGCAGTTACATGGTTCCCGGTTTTATTATCTACCAGTTCATCACCATCAACACGATAACCGCTGTAGAAATCTTGCCAGAATGTATCGGTCAGGCCAAAACGGGCGACGGTATCACGCGCTATGCCTTCATCGTCCATAATGCGATCTGCGCCGCTGATAAAATCCTCTGCCAGTTCAGACGGTGTACGCAGAAACGGGTTACGGGCTTTAGCCTGTGCGATGGCAGCACTACCGGAAAACTCACCAGATGCAACGAGCACATTGAGGATGGATTCTGGTTTTGTTCGGGCGCTGGTGGTCGGCTTCCACTTGCGGCTACTGTTCAGTGCGCGAGCCTTCCGGCGTTCACGTTTAGAATCAGCCTGGTCGATATCGTCATCACCGTCAGTAATATCCAGAGCCTGACGCAGACCATAGCGGCGAAAATAGCTAAACGACGCGCCCACGCGCTGGCATTCGTCCAGGCGTTTATCTTCTTTGATGTAGGCGGGGAGACGGAAAGAAACTTCTGTACCGGTTGGGATATGGATAAACGTTGTCACCATATCTAAAGGCAGTTCATCGCCTTTCTCAAACTCCTGTTTGAGCATCAGGCCATGCTGGTAAATAGGCTCGCGTAATAAGTCCAGCAGTTGCGCCAGCGAAGCAAACGTAAAATCCAGCGTTTCATTGTAGTTGTCGCGTTGCGGGTTTTTCAGTTCGCGTACCATATGCGCCAGCGCTTCTTGCGCGTTTGCGTACTGTTTGCCGGGGGCTATATAGACTTCTGGCGCGGTAGGGGCTGGCGTTTCCGCTTTTTCGACTTCGTTTGAGTCGTTACGATGAACGGGCATCATTGCAGCACTGGCATAGCCAGCAGCTTTAAGGGCGGCGAGGGTATGCGCCAGCAGTTCGGCGGCATCGGGGATAGTGAGTAATGTGCTCATAGTTGTTGCTCCTTTGGATGAGACTGAATCCCCACTTTTGAGATGGGGCGGGGTGGAGCTCAAAACCGTCCAAAGTCGGCGGACTTATTACGCAAGTTCACGCCTGCGCTATTCGTCGCACTCCACCCCATAATTCAGCACTCACGTAGAACAAGCTACCAGAGCATAAATTCCGGGTACAAAAAAATCACACTGACGGGGTGATTTACCGCTTTGGATGGGTGTTTTGAGCACCTGTATAGATCTTATTTCAACTACAAATTAGAATCAAGCCCGTATTTGACTACGTAAGGGATTAAAATCTAATGCATCAATTCACAGAAATTGCATCCAGAAGCACACATTTTTCATTAAGGATGATAAACGAAGCGTTTGAAAGTGCTTTAATTGAACTTAGTGAAACGGAAAGAACATCCACAGTGAAAAGCCTGCAAGCCTTAAACCTTGCAAAGGTAATCTATGCTGTAGGGCTATTTTCAATCTTTGAGGGGCATGTACAGCAGGTGCTCCAATGCAGTAATGGCTTTACAGAAGTTAAAGCTATCCTTGACCAAGCTGGAGAAACCGCATTAAAAGAAGAATTTCACAATTATTACTTGGCTATCAATGCACTTAAGCATGGTGATGGAGCAAGCTACAATAAATTAGTTGCCAAGATTAATGATTTGGATTTTGAAGTTGACACACCTAGCACACCTGCCTATGAAGTGGGTGACCTTACTGCTGTCTCTGGATTGGTTAAAGTTGATACTGCTTTCATCGAAAAATGTATGTTACTAATTGAAAAAGTATCAGACTGCATTGAAAGCCAAAGGCCGGAATATTCAGGTCACTAAGCCACCGCTAGCAAATCGGAAAGGTATAACGTCTTATAAAGACTACAAATAAGTCGAAAGGGGAAGGGATAGAAATTTTGCAGTGAGCTATGGGATGTGGGTATAATCCCGCCCGGTGCTTGAGGCTATCTGTCTCATGTTACCGTGCGGCAGATAGAGAAAAGCCCCAAAGGTAATTTTTCAATTAACCAATGAGGCTCCTAATCTTGACTCGCAATCAGATTATAGCCTCCCCACAGCTAAGGAGGCAACTTTGTTTTACAAAGGAGTTTTTTTGTTCATCGCGATTTATATCGCGGCGCTACTGGCATATACCGCTCTAAACCGGACGCTTTGCGAAGCGTCAATAGGACAGGGAGGTGTGCAGGTAGCGGCAAAGTTTGCCTACGAAGCTAAGGAGAGTCGCTAAATCAGGGCGGGGGTAACACCCCGCCTTTCTGACTGCGATCCACAGCCTGAGCACCTTTAAACGCCGCTCCTTCGGGGGCGGCTTTTCTTTATCTGCTGTTACCTCTCGCACTATCTTTTGTCTTATCTCATCAAAAAACCATAATGGCATCTGCCACGGACAGGTAGCGAACTGCCTGTTTAACTGACTTTTAGCCATTGCATTACTCTTTGTGATGTTGAGCCATTCCGCCCCCGGAGTGGCTTTTTTTTATTTGTACTACACGCCAGCGGTAACGCTGTTTTTGATCCTCTATTTTCCTCGCTACGCTGCAAGCCTCACAAAGGGGGCGTTGTGACCATAAAAATAAGTAAACGAGATGATGTGTTTGCAAAGCTGGTAGCCAGTGAGCGGGAAGCGCCTGGATTCAGCTATGCAAAATCTCGCAACAGAGAATACAAAGGTTTCAATGATGATTATCAGGCTGAAAAGTTGCTTAAAGACAACGAGATACAACAGGCCGTTAGTGTTTATAGAAAACACATCATTGCTAAAGATATTGTTGGCAGACAGGAGGCATTGATTGACCTTTCAGCCCGTTTTCGTGCGCCGGATGCAGCAGATGTAATGCTACAGCTACGGGAAATTGACCAGATAAAGGGGCTTGATCCACAGGTATACAAAAGCATGGTAAGAGCGATTGATACCCGCGCTGTGAAGAATATTAAACGCACAAAGCATGGCTGGCAGGTTGAAGGGCTTGATAAATCGCACCTTGCGGCGCGGATACTTTCGCTGGCGGGTGTTGATGTAAGTAAACCAATAACGGACGAGGGCAAACGAATCGCGCGAGACACGCTGACTGAAATCTACAGGGATATTGGCGGCGATGACAGCGATTGAAATAACGCCAGAGAACGACTTAGAGCGCCGTAATTACTGGCTTTCTGACAAAAAGAAAATGTCAGAGTGGCGGCGAACAATGCGAGAGCTGACCACTAAGCCGCATCGCGTAAAGTGTCTGCGTGGTGGTCGTGGTTCCAGTAAATCATGGCGCATTGCTGAGGCGCTAATTGAGTTGACTGTACGTTATGACCTGCGAATTCTCTGTTTGCGTAGGGTACAGAAATCTATAGACGCGTCATCGCATAAGCTACTTAGCGACACGATACGCCGTCTTGGTTATGAGTCTGAATTCACGATAACGCAGAACAGCATAAAGGCTAAATCTGGCGCGGAATTCAGGTTTTTGGGCTTTCAGTCAAATCTCGACAGCATTAAATCCATTGAGGGCGTGGATATTTGCTGGGTGGAAGAAGCACACGCGATATCGGCTGAGGCATGGGAAACGCTCGCACCGACATTACGCCGTGAAGGTGCTGAATTGTGGATTACCTTTAACCCGGCTTTCGCCTGGGATGAAACATACGTTCGTTTCGTGCTCAACGCTGAGGATGACTGGTTTGTAGAGGAGGTGAACTGGTATCACAACCCGTACTTTAATTCGACGCTGGATAAAGAACGACGCTACACCCTGAAATATTACCCGGATAAATACGACAACATCTGGAATGGTGTTCCTGTCAGTGATTTACCGGGCGCTGTCGTCAACCGTGGTCATCTTGAAAAACTGGTGGTGTCGCCTGATTCAAAACTGGCGAAAGCCTGTCGAACTGGCGTTAAAACAGCGGTGCTCGATGTTGCCGATGAAGGTGATGATGATTCGGTGTTGTCTTTCTTTGACGGGCGTTTTTTGTACCGTATGGAGCGATTACAGGCACGTGACACTGTTCAACTAGCGCAGCAGGCGTTAAAGCTGGCAGCAGAGGAAGGTTGTTCCGTACTGATTTATGACTCTGTAGGCGTTGGTTCAGGTGTTAAAGGCGAACTTAACAAATACGAAGATTCAGACATTGAATTTCGTAAGTTTGTGGCTCAGGGCGAAGTGTTGCGCAAAAAATCACGCTATCGCGGGGGGAGAGCCAACGAAGATACTTTTCACAACCTACGTGCTCAGGCGTGGTGGGCGTATCGTGACGCGGTTAATGACTCTGTGCGGTGGATGGAAACGGGAATTATGCCGCCAGATGGCTTATTTGCTATTTCAGACCAGATACCACGCCGATATCTCGATCGCATCCTTTCTGATTCTACTGGTGTCATGTGGGAAACCACGCCAGAAGACAAGATAAAAATTGAAGCAAAACCGAAGGTTAAAAAACGGCTGGGTGTGTCCACGGACTATGCCGACGCCATATTCCCCCATCTGGTACGCATGAAATCAGGAATTATCGAATGACGAACAAAACCAGCTTAATTCCCACTGAGGGAATTTTAACAAAAGAGGGCTTACAGCCTGCCAGCTACAACATTGACAGCTACGTAACCATGATGGAAAGCGTGTCACATGGTGTTAAAGGTGCTGCCGGGATGGGTTCGCCAACGGCAAACCGAATGAAGGCCAGAGCCGCAGAGGGAAAAATTCCGCTCGTGGCGGCACTGGCTGGCGAAACATCCGGGATAGGCTGGCGCATCATCAGCGAACCGGTTGCTGCTGCGATGCTTAACGGGTTCGATATCATCACCGATAAACCGGAAGATGATAAAAAAATAAAGCAACTGTTTGATGATATGCATATCTGGCAAAGCGTTGAACGCGCCACTGTGCTTAAACGTCATCAGGGCTGGTCTGTGCTGGTCATGGGTGATGATTGGGTTAGAAGCCACGGCGCAAACTGGATTACACCGTCAAATGACTGGTTTTCTGATTATAACGATCCGCTTTTCGGTCTGCCGGAAGGCTGGCGTATTCAGCTTAAAAGCCCGATTGGTGGCGAAGTCTTTATTGAGCAAGATGATTCACTCCTTTTTGGCGATCCAGAATACCAGCCGATTTACGGTAGTGCTGGCGTCGAATTTGGTGAGCCGGTTCTCTGTAAACCTTATGCATCGTTACAACGTCTTGGCCTGTCTCATGAGTTAATCATCAGTATTTTGTCACTGTCAGTACAGGATATTTATAAAAAAGAAGAACTTGCAGAAGATTTAAAGTCAGCGAAGGGCGAAGCTATGGCGGCGCGTCGTCTGGCTGGTATCGCGGCTACCAGGCATTTGAATGACATGGTGGCAATAGATAAAGATGAAGATATTACGCGCTTACAGTCCAGTATGACGGGAACCGCTGACCTTGTTGATATGGCTATCAAGCTGGTGTGCGCTGAAACAGGTTTTCCGGTATCAATGCTGGCTGAACGGCGGTCAGGACTATCTAACAGCGATACCAGCGCCGATGCGCAATGGCAAAACCTTGTTTCTCACATCACCACCAATGACATTATCCCCGCACTTAAAAAGCTGACGTTGCGCTATTTGGGCGTAAAAGCTGACTTTATTCCTAACAAATCTCAGGGGCAGATTGACCGCGAGGTAGACAGGGACAAGAAGGTTGCGGAAACGGCGCAGATTTATTACGGCATGAGAGCCATCACCAGCGAAGAAGCCAGGGCAACAGCGAAGGAAACCGCCGCCGTAACACTCCTGACTGAGGCAGCGCCAGCAACAGGCACTATTGATGACCAGAATGACAAGGATTTGAACCAGAACGATACCGAAACCAGCAATAGTGAGGCCAATAATGCCGAAAAGTAAACCACGTTATGACGCTGGTTATCCACTGGCTATAGAACTGGTTTACGCGCAAAAGCTGGGTGATAACACCCGGCTTTTTTGTAAATGGGTTCGCGAAGCCTGTTTAAAGACTTACCGGGCAATCGGTAAATCCGGCGCACTTCTTAATACTGATGCGGCTGATGGTAAAGATGTATCCGTTGATGGTGTGCTGGGAGATTTTATCGCCGCCGCAACGGTTAAAAAAGTGCGCGTTTACATCAAGCAACGAGCGGGTAAAAACTATTCCCGCATGACGCGAGAGCAACAAGAAAGGCTTATACGGTCTGTAACTCAGGAGCTATTGCCTGATGCGTCCATTTTCCTAAAAGCAATACCAGCGTTATTAAAAGACGGGGAGTTTGGCGCGGTTCCGGCGTATATCGTCAGTGAAGTCAGAAGGCAGGCAGGTATAAATCTGGCTAAAGACTTCGCAAGAATAACAAACACTAAGCCTGATACCTATATTCGCATCATTAACCGCACCGCCGATGAAATACAGAGCGCTATCGTAAACGGGAATTTTGGTTTTACCGATGAATACTGGCAAAGCTATTACCAGCGCTTCCGCGTTGATGGCGTAAGCCTGGTTGACCTGAAAAAAGGATTGCCAGCCACGCCAGACACAGCGGGGGCAGTCTCCGAACAGGTAGCAAAGTTATCTGAATCGCTACGCACAACCAGTGTTATCCCGTCACTGCCAGCGATGAATACCACCACCACGCAACTTGCCGATTCTGCTCTGGATGATTTCAGACTCATCATTAAAGCCGCCGCAAATGTTGACCTTGCGCCGGGTATAACAATTCCGCATGAAAACATGGCAGAGCTGATAGCGGTCGATATTTATGACGGTGATAAAAAGCTATTGCAGCAAACCGCCGACTGGTTAACCGAAAGTATGGGACGCATGGAGAATGTTTCTGATGAAGCACTTCAACGCGGGATTAACACAGTACAGCAGGGATTACGCGAGGGGCGCGGCGTCGATTACATCGCTAATAAACTGGCTGATGAGATGGAGATACCTTTCCGGCGAGCCCGTAACGTTGCCCGTAATGAGATTGGCAATCAGGCATGGAACCTTGAGGAAGCCAATGCACGTATTGCCGGGATGAGCATATACCGCTGGCGGGGCATGTTAGACGAACGCGAACGAAAAGAGCATGTTGAGCGCGAAGGTAAGGCATACACGCCGACCAGACCGCCACGAGACGGGAATCCGGGTCAACCTAATGGTTGCCGTTGTTTTCCTGAATGGTTGTTCTCTGCGTCGGATGTGGAAGAAGCGGAGAAAGAAATTGCAGCAAGAAACACAGGTTAACGTTGATGCAATAAAACAATGGGAGATAACCCCGGAAGGTTATCTCCAGATTGATATCCCTATAGCCCGTCCGGGCGTACTGGTTTATGACCGCAATCGCGGTGATGCATTCACGGCAAAAGAGTACCGCTCAGCCGATGAATTGTTTAACCAGGACTCAATGAATACCTTAATCGGCAAGCCTGTTACGGTGTCACATCCTCGTAATGGTCTGGTGACGTCAAAAAATTACCGGGCTGTCAGTGCTGGTGTGGTTACTGCCGTAATGCGTCAGGGCGATGAATTGGTAGCCCGCGCTCTGGTTCAGGATGAGAGATCCATTCGCCTGATTCAGCAGGACAAAAGATTACGCGGGGCGTCGGCTGGCTACCAGTGTGACGAAAAGCCCAAACAAACGGGACGAGCCCCTGACGGGCAAGAGTTTGACACGGTGCAGAAGGGTATTAACTACAACCACCTGAGCATAGTGCGCAACCCACGGGTAAAGACAGCAACATTCAATCTGGACGGTGAACCGATGGAATTAGAAGAAGCGTTAGCCAAAATCGAACAACTGGAAGCGGATAAAAAAACGCTCACCAGCGACCTTAGCACGGCGCGTGGCGACTTGCTCAAAGCAAACAACCGCCTGGTAAATATGGATTCAGCCAGCAACGAAGCCTACGAGCGCGGCGTTGCTGACGGTCGTCAGGAGCATCAGCTTAAAGAAACGGCTAAACGACTGAACATCAATACCGACAGCCTGGGCGATATCAGTCTCGTTAAGCAGGCCATCATCCGTAAGGCAAATCCAGAAGTGAACATGGATAGCTGGAGCGATGAACAGGTTGATGTTGCGTTATCAATGGCGCTGGTGGCTTGCGGTAAAAAGTTTGAGCAAAAGCCGCGTAATCCACGCATCAACAACGATGAATCAGGTGCAGGCAAAAGCAATGATGCGCACAGTGATTATCAGTCCCGCATGTTTGGCAAAAAAGAGGCCGCAAAATAATGCAGACCACAATTAAAGGTGATTTTGACGCGGGATTGCCCGGTGATTTAGCTGTCCTGCCGTCTTTTCGTTCCTCTGCTCGCGTATCTTCCCGCCGTGCTGGTGGTGAGGTCGCGCCCGGTGATGCCGTAAAACTCACGTCAGGTAACGATTCGACCTGTGTTGCATTACCTGATGGTGGTGATGTTACTGATGCCATCGGCATTGCGGTTACTGCACATTCCAACATGCCAGCCATGCCGGGATTTGGCAGTAACACCCGTATCGGCGTTGTCACTATCAATTGCCCGATTGGTATTGTTGAAAATGGTCCGATCCGCGTAGCAGTAAAATCGGGTGAATCCCCAAAAGTGGGTGATTTGGCAATCCCGAAAGGCCGAAACGTCACTACTGGCTATATGGAATGGGGTGTTGCCAATTCTGGCGATAAAAGTCGTTTTCGCTTCGAATCAAACACTCAGCGCGGCGGTACAGCAATTGTGATGGTTGTCGATGGTGAATTGCTGAGTGTGGGTTTTCCACATGAAACGCCTGTAACGGGTGTATCAGTTTCACCTAAAACCGCATCAAAGGCGGCTGGTGGTACTCAACAGCTAACCCCAACCGTTACGCCATCGGGCGCAACAAATAAAGCGGTCACTTATCAGACCAGTAATGCAAATATCGCAACTGTAGACGCAAATGGCCTTGTCACTGTTAAAGCAGGGGCTACAACCGGGCAGACCGCGACAATTACAGTACGAACTGAAGACGGTGGTTTCACTGATACCGCTGTAATTACTGTTAGCTAACAGGGAACCTCCGAAATATGAATGAGAACTATTTAGCCGCGTTAATGGCGCAGCTTTTTACCGAAGCTCAGGTAACTGGCGTAATGCAGGGAGTTAACACCGACGAGCAAGGGCTAATTTTTGCCCGCGACCTGATTTCCATGTCTAAAGATGTTTACATGGAAGAAATGCCCGCCCCCGTAGCGTTAACCATGTTCCAGCAGGAGCCAGGGATTAACGAAGGGGCGAAGTGGGCGGGGTATCGCATGTACTCGGCACAAGGTATGGCAAAAATCATGGCGGCATTCGGTACTGATATGCCGATGATGAGCGCTAAAGGCCGGGAATACTTCGCGCTGATGTACGATATTGGCCTCGGCTATGGCTATACCTATAGCGACGTTATGGCAGCGGCAATGTCAGGTACGCCGCTTGATAACATGCTGGCGCTGAATACCCGCGAAGCGCATGAGCGCACAGTTTCTAATCTGTTGTGGCGTGGCAATAAGGAATACCAGATTATCGGCTTTATCGAACATCCGAATATTCCTCTGGTAGCAGTAGCCGGTGCATGGGCGACGGCTGACGGTGATAAAATTTGCGATGATGTTTCAGCGATTATCGCTGCAGTGAACACCACCAAAATCTACGAAGTAAATGAGTTCCATATGCCGTCCAAGGCATGGGCGCGAATTCAGGGGCTACGCCTTAGCGGTACACTCGGCACAGTCCTGTCCTTCCTGCGAACTTCTTACCCGGAAGTGACTTTCCGCAAAAACTCCGATCTGGATGATGACGGTATTTGTATTGCGCTGGCGAATAACCGCCGCCACTTTGCACAGGCTACCCCGGTATTGTTCCGTCAGTTGCCAGTGCAACGTAGTGGGCTTGACCTGTCTATTCCGTGCCTGTCGCGCTCCGCTGGCGTAATCGTCCGTGCGCCGCTGGCTGCTGCTAAATCTTCTAAGGTGGTTTAAGTCATGACTGAGAAAGGGAAAAAGTTTCTAACCAACACCACACAAGCGCCGATTCATATCGGTGCAAAAAACAGTGAAGGGACTGTTATCACTATATCCATTGCGCCACTTGAGGCGGTAGCGGTTGACGGCGCGACACTGGCTATTGGAGGTGTTAAGCAGTTTCTTGATGAAGGTTGGTTAAAAGAAGTTTCAGCCGCAGACGCCGAAAAGCTCAATAAAGAGCACGATGGCGTAGTTGAATCCGACGACGAGTAGGGGCACAGCATGACGGTAAACGATTGGCTTGCCATTCTGCTACCGGGGTTATCACTTGATGAGGGCGCTATTAGCGCCCTTTCTTCTCAATGTGAGCGGCTCTACGACCTTCGAGCCGCAGCAGATTACGGTTATGACGTAGAGCGCCTCAAAGCGCTGTATGTTGCCGCCAATCTCGCCCCGATAGCTGTTGAGGGAATAAGCGCCAGTGTTCGCGGGGTGGCAAGCCGCCGTGAAGGGAAAGTGGCAATGACCTTTACTGAGTCAGCACAAAAGGCAGGCTGGCAGGGTACAACGTGGGGTGAGGAATTCTCAGACGCTATAGGCTCATTGTCTGGTGGTTATATTATCATCGGTCATGCCGATTAGCAGAATATTATCCTGATAAATGCGATTGGCCAGCCTTGGCGCCCACAGTGAAAAATTGGTTAAAGCGCACTTTCGCAGATGAATATTCCAGATTTTAAAAAATGAATTCGGAGTTTGATCTATGCGTGGTGGTGCAACGTTAGATACAAAGGGTTTTGACCGGGTTTTACGCCAGCGAATCAAGGGATTAGCGGGCGTAAAACTTACTGTTGGTATTCACCGGGGAAAAACCAATAACGGCGTTGATGTGGCGCTTTATGGAGCATGGAATAACTTTGGTACTAAAAACGCGATGGGTTGGGAATTAATACCCGAACGTCCGTTTATGAGATTTGCATCAGACCGCATAGCCGACTGGATGAGGTCAAACGAGTACAGAGATATTTTACGTGACGTAGCGCTTGGAAGAATAACACCTCAGCAAGCTATAGCCAGAATCGGCGCTAAAGCCGTGTCGATTACCCGCAAGACTATAGCTGACTCCGCACTATACAAACCAAACTCAGATATCACCATCGCCCGGAAAGGGAGCACTAAACCGCTGATACACAGCGGGGTACTCATTCAGACCGTAAATTACAGGGCTTTTTCATGAGACGATTAATCCAATACTGGCAACCACTCCCCATTGAAATTGTGGGCGGCATGGTTCGCCAGGCATATTCAGAACAGAAAACAGCATTCCTCAGTATGCAACCAGTAGACGGCGGTAGCTCATTTAAGACGTATCTTGCGTCTCGTAAGCCTCAAGACCATATGGAAGCTATAGGGGAAGCCGATTTAGCAGTAACCGAGGAGGGCGAACATAACGGCGCTATCGTGCATTGTGCTGGCAAATATTATGAGGTGGTACAACGTCAGGAATGGCAGAACGGCGTCATTAGCCACTACGAATATTTGTTATTTGGCATGAAAGAAAAAGACGCATTAGCGCTGGTGGAATAATGAGTATCTATACGGTTAAATTAATGACCGTTTCGGGGGAGGTCGATTATTCAGATTACCATGCTGAGAAAGCGACTTTTAACGACAACGGAAACAGCAAGGATATTTTATTCATTCCATATAACGGGCGAGATCCATCTTTCATTACTTCGGTTATTCTGGATGATGGTGACGGCAACAGCATTACCATTCCGGCAAATTTCCGTCTTGATGTGGGAAATGTCGTTAAGTTTCCCAAAGGGACGTTAAAAGAGACTGACGCTCAGGCAACACCATTAATACTAAGTGGCGCACCTTATCTTGCTATGGTTCGGCTTCGCCAGGCATTTCTTGAGCTAACAGGCGATAAACCACTATACGCCCAGCAAAAGCTACCAGAGCCTAAAGACCCGTTTACCGCCATTCATTTGCTTTCGTCAGCGCGTGAGCCGCAACCATTCGCCAAAACGTGGGACGGCGACTACAGGGTGTATCACTATAACTGCGCCGCTCAAATCATTGCGATTCGCTCATCTGACGACGCTCAGGCATATCTCGAAAACTTTCTTTATGAGGTCGATTCAACTGAGGGGGAATTCTGGCAGTTTGATAACAACTGCGTCATTGACCGCTCAGGCGATTTCGAGAATAGCTCACCTCTAATTGATAACCTCGTTTATCAGCAAATGGCACAGGTGACATTAACCCTGCAATTTGTTTTCCAGCACTACAAAAAAGAGCGCTGGATTGATAGCGCAACAGTGAAAGCGAACGAAGTGACGTTCCATATCAAGGGTGCATAAATGGCGAATTTAAGCAGGCTTTTTAGTGTGAAAATTGGACGGCAAACAACAGCCGCCCAATATGGCGTTTTCGGTGTGGGGATTATCCTTGCGCCGGGCGCGGCGTTTTTTGGTTTGAAGTATTCGACCTATGAAAGCGCAAAAGTAGAAAATTTCAAAGACCTGTACCGGGTTTACACCAGTGCTGATGATGCGATTTCTGACGGCATAAGTGGTGATAACATGCTGGCGGTTCAGGCTTATTTTTCGCAGAGTCCATCACCAGACACACTCGTTGTAGGCGATTTTTCCGCAGCCTACAGCAAGACCATGATTAAATTGACTGATGTTCCGGTTGTTGGTGCGCCATCGGGCACAAAAGCGACCATTGGCTATGTAAAGGGCGATGAATATCGTTATGCGAAATTTAACGGCACAGCATGGTCAGGAAGCACAGGGGTAGCGACTGATATCGTTGCTGATTCTGGCGCGGAAGGTCAGTTTCTTGTTGATGGGCGCATCGTTTATCTGGAAGGTGCGGAAGTCGTTCACAAATCATCTGTCGTACTGTCGGCTGCTGTTAGCCAGGCAATTGCAGCCATAAAGAACCAGTATAACAAGTTCTTTATGTCCATGACCCCATCCCGCGACCTTTCAATTCAGAAAGCAATTGCTGACTGGACTGAATCACAAGTAGATAAAATGGCGGTGTTTATTGATGATTATTCATCACCAACATGGGCGACGGACAACATCACCAAATATATCTGCGAAAAAAATATTGCAGGTTCGTTTGCCGTATCTACCAAACGTGAAAAAAACTTCCTTGATGCTGCTCTGGCTGGTCGCTGTCTTGTTATGCAACCGGGCTCAGAAACATGGGCGCTTAAGACGCTTAACGCCGTGCAAGCCGATGACTTTACCGAAACCGATTACCAGAAAATTAAGGCATTCAACGGTAACACGTTTGAGGATTACGGTTCCGGCATCACGGTAACTTATCCGGGTACGTGTGGTGACGGTGAGTCGATTGAGGTTGTGCGCTTTGCTTACTGGCAGGCTGACCGCATGCAAAAAGACCTCGCAACGCTCTTTGTGAACCGTAACAAAGTTGGTCACGACATGCCGGGGTATGAAGTCGTTTGTAACAAGATGGAAAGCTCGCTAAAAGCAGGTCAGACTGCTGGCGGTATTCTGGAAAACTTTACCGATGAAAACGGTGATTATGTCCGTGGATATGAGGTAATCCGTCCAACAATGGCAGAAGTCAGCGCAACCCAGCGCATCAAAGGCGACCTGACCGTTAAATTCAGATTCTATCTTCGCTACGCCATCAAGCATGTAGATGCTGTTGGTTCCGCACTGACCTACGGGATTTAATTATGTATTTAGGCAATATGTCCTCAAAAGACTGGCTGATTACTGTAGGCGTTGTCCCGGTAATTGGCCTGGCGAAAGACAGCAATATCATCGTTGAAGTACCGGACGACCAGATTACTGTTTCATCCGGCATCGGCGGTGACTGGTCATTTATTGAGAATCCTAGCGAGGAAGGCTCAGTAACATTCACCACGCAGCGTAATTCCCCGGTAAATACCGCGCTGGCGCTGATGCAAAAGACAAAAGCTGTCATTCCTGTAACCGTAACCAACACACGCAATCTTTCCGTGCACCGGCTGGGCTATGCGATGTTTGCCCGTCAGCCGTCTGATGGTGCAAATAACGGCGTCGGAGCGCAAACTCTGGAATGGAAACTCCTGACGGGCGAGCTTGATTCAACGATTCTTGGGGTGAATTTAACCAATGGATGATTCAATCAAACACGTAGAAATTAACGGGCAAAAATACTGCATCATCCGTATGAGCGCCTTTGATGCAGTTCACTTCAACTTGCGTGTAGCTGAAATTCTGGCGAAACATGGCATCAGCCAGGTAGAAAGCATCCTTTCTATGTCGTCGAAAATCTTCGGTATGCTCAACCGCGAAGACCACGACGAATTACTGTTTACGCTGCTTTCAAAGTCACGCGCCCAACTGGTGGATAACGGCGAATTTCTGGATTCTTGGGACGCAGTTAACACCAATTTCACCGCAGCAAACATTGCTGATGTGTATCTGGTGGCGCTTGAGTGCCTTAAATTGTCCATTCTTCCGGTAACAGCAGGGTTAAAAAAAAATATTGGACTGGACACAGCGGCAACAATGCAGGGAGCCATGCGGCAACTGTTCAACGCCTTGCTGAAAACCTTGACCGAACCATCCGCACAGAGCTCGTCATCTGGCGAGTGATTGAAAGCGGCCTGATTAGCTACGACGCCGTAGCGTCAGGCCGCGCCTCCTTCGATTCCATTATGAGAGCCTCCGCCGTTATCCAGTTCGATAACGCGGTTCAACACGCGCTTAGTAAGGTGAAAAAATGACAGACCAGTCAGCCGATCTCGTAACGAAAATTGACGTTATCCCCGAACTGGAGGGATTAAACAGTTTTGACGCAGCCATAGAGCGCGCAATTGCCAAAGTAAACCAGCTTGACGCAGCCATTAAGCGCGTTAACAACCTGAAACCCGCCAGCCCATATGCGCCAGCCAGTACCGCCAGTGCGCCATCTGTAGCAACAACGGCAGCAGTAGCGACAATAGCTGCCACAGGCGCAAATCTGGTTAGCCGGACGCCATTAGCCGATACAGTTAGAAAAGAGGCTCAGAAGGTCGCACGTGCAGCCGTAGAGGGTACAACCAGCGGCCTGACGGATAAAATCAGTATCCCAGCCAATAATCTGTATCGTCTACCGCATAATAATGAGTTTGGCGGTTATCTCCCGCCGCCTCGCGCTGGTCGGTCTACTTTACCTCCACCAGTAGACTCTGGATTTTCTTCTGGTCGGTCTGGTGGTGGAGGCATAAATATACCTACGGCGGGTAGCTCTGGCTGGACAGCAGGTCGCGCTGGTGGTCTGGCAGATCCAAATGCCGGTAATCCATTCTTAAAATACGATACCTCAACTAAAAGTTTTTCCGGCGAACCGCTGGAGGCGAAAAAGAAACCTGTTGCAGAAGGTGTAGAGAAAGCGACACGCAATCCATTTGGTGTTGATAGCATGCTGGCTGGCGCGGGGCTGACGGCTGGTATTGTCGCCGCTGGTAATGCTCTGGCTGATAGCCTTGATTCTATCCAGCGCCAACAGGCACAAATTGCACGACTGGCGCAGACTACAGGGGATGCAAAAGAGGCATTTTTTGCCCTTAACGCGGCGGCAAGCGACGTTAGAAGCGACAGCGGGGCGTTTATCTCCACCTATACCAATATGGCAACAGCGACACAAAAATTGGGGTTGTCGCAAGAAAGAACAATAACAGCAACACAGGGGCTTGTTGGGGCGCTGCAATTAGGCGGGGGCAGTGCTGAGGCAGTCAATGCAGCGCTTTATCAAATGGGGCAGGCATTCTCATCAGACCGTTTCGGCGGCGATGAATTCCGCTCATTCATGGAAGCGATAGGGACGATGGCACCAAAAGTAGCTGAGGCGTTTGGTACAGACGTTAAAGGACTCCGGGAAATGTCAGAAAAAGGGAAACTGACCTCAGAAACCATGATTAAAGCCTTTGAAAAGCTGGCGGCGAGCAACATAGATTTATTGAAGAAACAGGGCTGGACGTGGGGACAGACAATGACAGTCATGAAAAATGACTGGCAAGCCTTCTTAGCTCAGGCAACCATCGGCGGTGAGTGGCAAAAATTTACCGATTGGGCGGCAAATACCTTAATTCCACTGGCGAGAAAAGCCGAAAAAGAAGTTGCTGAATTTTGGTCTACCCTGGCTGATGAAAGTAAAACAGCTATTCTCATTGGGATTCTTGGCGCTGTTGGTGCGGCATTTACCGCGCTGGCAGTTCCGGTTATGGCGGCGCTTTGGCCTTTCCTCGCTATTGGCGCGGCTGTGTGGCTGGTTTATGAGGCTTTTGTTGAATGGAAAGCCTGGTTGAATGGTGAAGGTGGAACCATCTTTGATAGCTTATTCGGTAGTTTTGATGCCTTCGAGAAGCGCTACCCCGCAATAATGAAAATGCTTAGAGCGATAAGCGGCGCATCAGATAGCGCAACTGATAATGTAAATAATGACGGTTCAATTTGGTCAAAGCAAGATAAAGGGGAATTGTGGAAGGGGTTGTGGAAACCACAAAATTTATTTCCTAATGCTGGGGAGTTTTTAAAAGGAAAAGGGAATGATTTTAACCCTCTAAATGGGATAGAGAAGTTTTTAGATATGTTTAGTGGCAACGATAAACATGATGTTTCAATAATGACACCGCCATCCAAAGGAGGAGTTGTTATTAATAATGAAGTGAAAAACGAAAATAATATTAGCGTTCCAGAAGCTAAAGATGTAGGTGTAGCCGTAGATAGCTTGAGCAAAACCAGTACGACACAGGCAGTTAGTGGTGTAAACTGGGCTGAATCATCAGGAGCAATATGAGCAGCGGGATAAAAGATGAACGACAATGAGTTTAAGAACTTTGCAACATTTAACTTATTAATCACTCCAAGATTAATTGCTATATCTTATTGGATTCTAAGTTTGCTTGTTATCATAACTGGTACATGGTTATGGACGTTGGAAAGTTTAGTTACGATGGTGGTAACTCTGGTTTTGGTACGCATTGGGTTTGAATTAATTATGGTTAGCTTCAAAAATAATGAGTACCTACGCAGAATCTGTGAAGCAACAGAGACAAAAAAAGCAGAGTAATCGCCAGCGGTAACGCCATGTTACCCGCACCGATAAGGTGTGAAAATCCCCTCCACGTAGGGGATTTTTTTATGGGGTTTTCATGGCTGACGGTATGGAGGGTGCAATTTCAGCACCACGTGACCAACGCGCAGTTATGGTGTTTGAATCTGGCGTTACAGTGTCACTAAGGCTAAAGACCAGAGAAGGGTTTGAAGCGAAACGCACCATAGCTCAGGGGAAAGTCGAAACAGGTTATAAAATCTCTGACGGCACGGTAGACGATCCAAAGGTTGTATCTTTTGAAGGCATCATTACTGGTGCTGATTTCCCTTATACATACGGACTACTTTATACAACGCAAAACATGATTTGGGCGATGAATCAGGCTCAGCAAATCATGGCGGCTTATGAGTTAAAAGAGTTTGTATCAGTTTACACATCGTTTATGGCGATGCCTCAAAGCGTTATCCAATCGCTAAACATCGAAGCCGTACCTAAGAAAAATTGCTACACCATCAAGCTGACCGCGCAAAAAGTCGAAACGGTAACATTCCAGCGTTCGCGCAATAAATCAGCACAATCAAAAACTTCCAATCCGGCAGGGAAGGGGACAGTTGCTGCAGGTAAGAAAAGCGCCGTGCCTGTTGATGCAAAAAAGGAACCTCAAAAAGTTTTCGCGCTTGAGAAGATGCGCCGCATGCTGGGAGGCTCTTAAATGCAGCCTGCTTACTACGAAATAAACGTAATCCCATCCATAGCAGACCAGGAATTTACATCCTCTCTGAATGGCACAGTTTTGAACATGCGATTGTTCTATGCGACCACAACAAAACTATGGTGGCTGGAAATATCTGACGCTGACAGGGCGGTTACAGTGTCACAAATTTGCTTGCGTCCGGGTGTCTGGCACAGGCTTAGCGGGAAAATACCAGGTTATGCCGGGGCTGGCGCGGTCGGTGTTGCGCGTTTACGTCCTAATGAGCCTTTTGGCGATGTGCATGCTTTTGCTGGCAATTTTGGCCTTTTCTTTTATGACGAAACGGAGAGTGATTAAGTGAGGATTCTTAGACAAATAAAGGCGGCATTGCCATCTGGAAAACTAGCCGTTGTAGCTGTTTTGTTTATGGCTCTGGTATTTGGTGCATTTAAGTTTTGGGACTGGATTAAATACCGCGTAGGAGTGATTACAGTCGCAATGGCCATGTTATCACTAAATGAATGGGCGGTATTAACGGGTATTTTCTGCACGATAGGGACTTTTTTTGTCAACTGGTATTACGAGCATAAAAAGTTTTTACGTTCAACAGCCAGAGATATTAATTGTGAATAAAAGCAAACTAAGCGCGGTAATGCTGGCACTTATTGCAGCCGGGGCAAGCGCTCCTGTGATGATGGCGCAATTTCAGCATGAAAAAGAAGGTACAAGCCTGACAGCGTATCAGGACAAAAGCCGGGGAATCTGGACTATTTGCGGCGGTGTGACTTACGTTAATGGAAAGCCGGTAATCAAAGGCATGAAATTAACGCGTGAACAGTGCGACAAGATAGATAAAACTGAACAGGCTAAAGCACTGGCGTGGGTTGATAAAAATGTCCATGTGCCACTAAGTGAACCTCAGAAAGTTGGCATTGCATCATTTTGTCCGTGGAATATTGGTCCCGGTAAATGTTTCTCATCAACGTTTTACAAAAAGCTAAATGCCGGAGACAGATTCGGGGCATGTGCAGAAATAAAACGCTGGGTGCATGACGCCGGGCGTGATTGCCGCATCCGTGAGAATAATTGTTACGGTCAGGTTATCCGGCGAGACCAGGAATCTGAATTAACGTGCTGGGGTTTGGACAAATGAAAACCAGATACGCGCTTTTAACTGGTTTATTAGTTGCGTCAGTTTTATACGGGACAGGCTATGTAATTCATCAGCAGGCTTATGACGCTGGAAAACAAGCAGAGCGTAAAGACTGGAAACTTGAATGGTCAAAACGCGATGAAGCTGACAGAGCCGCGCAACTGAAACAGGAAAAGGAACAACGTAATGAAGAATTGCGACGTCAAAAAGAAACACAGGAAATCGTCAATAACGCTGAAAAGGAAAAACAAAAAGCCCTGGCTGATGCCGTTGCTGCTAACGATGCTGCTGACAAGTTGCGCGGAGCAATTGCCAATATCAGGCGTGAACTCGCAGCCAGTGAAACAAGCCGCATTTCCGCAGATGCCGCCAGAAGGCAGACAGCCGCCGAAACCGCAAGTTTGCTTGCCGACCTGTACGAAGAATCTGACCGCCGCGCGGGAGAAATCGCTAAGTATGCTGATGCAGCCGCAAGCGCCGGGAGTGTCTGCGAGCGCACCTATGAAGCCGTAACGCGATCTGTTGAGTGATCGAAACGGATCAATTAATGCCCGTATGTGATTGATAAAAGGGGTGATGAAATGAAAAGGGCGGGGCTGTGATGTTGGTCGCTTGTTTGTAGTTGCATTAGAAGTGAACTACATATACGATGAAAGGCATGGGAGAGAAGGCTTTCTCTGTTTTAACGTAGATTACAAGCGACTTACGCGTTACGCCACGCCATTTAACATAATATACATTATGCGCACTAATGTCGGGTAACGAGGATTGTAGCCAGATTGGTGCAGAGTTTAGTTCGCATAACAGTTGGATTGTCTTGCGCCCTCTGGTTCAGATTGAGGACTTCCTATGGCTAAGCTCTCACTGCGTTCGAGATATTGTGCTCGTTGTGATTTCTTCATTCACCTGACCGACATCATCAAAACCTGTTTCGTCTTTTAGCTTGTGCAAGTCTCGACATTAGCTGGATGTGATTCTGGTTACTGCAAACTGGAACGCTTCTTCTTTGTTTCGGCTATGTGCCCACTTCGGCATTAGTTGATTTTGGAATTCTTCTGATGCGTCAGTCGAGTTCGTCACCTTGGGGAAAGTGATGGATTCACATTTAAAGACTGATATTCGGCTATGCCGATATGCGCAGAGATTCGTTGTACTGCCCAACGTTAAACTTCGTAGCACTGGTGAGATTCCAGTACGCACGCCAATCTTGTTTACAATTTGAAGATTCTAGACACTGACAATTGTTATACAATTTTGGCTGTTGCTGTCCGACCTCCCATAGTGGATGCTCCGAAGAGCGATGGATTATTTCATCGGTAGCAAACGTCTTAGACCAGACGCTAAATCTGTCCGTGTTGTTGTAATGACAACGGCTACTCCATTCTAGGCTGACTCCCATACCAGTAGCGTAGCAATACTAAGAAGACAACTTAGACGGATAGTGAAATGTCATTAGTAATTGCTTCTACGAAGCTGTTGTTTTAACTGTACCCATTGATTCAGAATCTTTCAGCCTTAAGCAAGCTGATGGACTATGAGTGTTAACGGCTTTCCGGTGCACTGGATACAAGCTGTTGGCTTGCTTCGCTTAAAGCAAATGGGATGGAAGATTCAGGACTAGCTACCCTACTCTTTCATGGCTCTAAAGCAATTATCATGACATTTCTTTGTTATGAGGAATTGTTATGCGCCTGTATTGTGAAATGTATCGAAAGTAGTGCGTGTGTGTATCGTGGATTCATGACTGCCAAAAAGCGGAGAGTGTTCCCAGCTTCCATTGTACACACACTCAACAACTTTCACTTTTGAGTTAAGGTTTAAAATTAATAGACGCGTCTTTAATAATACTGTACACGGATTGGTTAGGCACTTTTGGAAATTCGTCTATTGAATTTAGACCTTCCTTAAGGTAATTACAGAAATCATTATCGCCATTGTATGAATCAGTCCCTGTTAATTTTCCATCGGGTTTCATGTGAATAACTACAGAACACCGCTTACCTTTATAGGTATCCCATGCCGGAAGTTTACTGCGAATCATACCTGACACCTGGGCGGTATATGCGGATATTTCTGCCATAGAGGCGCCGCCAGAACTGGTACTGGTGTGTGTTTTAGGTGCACTCTTACCTGAGCCAAGCTCACCAAGCATTTCATCTACATCTGAGGTGGCCTCGGCTTTTTCTCGCGCTGCCTTTGCTTTCGCTGCTAAAGCTTTCTCTGCTGCTGCTTTCGCTGCGGCCTGTTCTTTTTCTTCCTTGCTCATGCTTTGCATCTTCTGGTATTCAGCGTCAGCTTTAGCTTGATTTGCCTCAAGAGATTGCTCTAAAGAAATGATTTCTTTCTTTACCGTTTCATCAACAAGTTGTGCTGCCTGTATCTTTCTTGCATCTATCTGCTCTGGCGACTGAGGTTGAGGCTCTATTGTTAATAGCAAATTAATAGCCGTTTCAGTATCTGAATTGTAGCTATCGTAATCACCCTGCACATACTTATCAGCGGCATTTCCTATAAGAGTCTGAACTCTTTGGGTGACATCATCATTCCAGTCATAAGCGTAAGAAATTGAAGTCCATGCAGCAGGAATAATCAAAGCCATTAACTTCCATTTAGAAAGTTTCATTTGTTTTCCTTAGAATTAATTATGGAATATATAAAAGAAATGGAAGTAAGAATGGGATAGTGCAAATACTTAACTTTAGAGCAGTTCTGGAAGATTAGTTGGAAGTGATTTCTTTTCTTTATTCCTATTCCCTTAATCTTTAGTTATCAGCTCAAGCCGCATGGCTCTCTTGCAGAGGGCTAAAGGCATTATACAAATGGCTAAAAATCCTGTCAGTAGCCGGAAGTGCTAATTTAGCTCACATTATGAACAATTATATAAATGCGCACAAATACCTAATTGCGATCATTTATTGATCTCATTGTACTAGTTAGATAGTGCGCGCAGTATTTAGTCAAAGTCGGGTTCGGTGGATAATACAGAATACAATCCCTTTCACATCCAACTAATGCCCCATCTGGCACGACTCTACAGCGTTCTCAGGGCTTTCTCTTCCCTACCCTCATAATCCCTTAGCTCATTCCAGAACCTCTCTCCGTGACATTGAGAGGCTTCCTTATCTGGTCTAACCACTAATAATGTCACATTTCTTTGGTAATACCAAAAATACTATTTTTAAACAAGGACTGAAATAAATGAATTCTATTTCTTCACCTACTTCTCATGCAAGCTGTTCAACTTCTCAGGCTTCATATCCTGATGACCTAATCAATAGCACTCTTGTTTCATTATTCTACCTGACAAGTGATGGTGGATTTATGAGTAAGAATGGATATATGCCATGTCATCGGGAGAAAGATGGAAAGCTTCAGATTGAAGTAATCACTAATGACTATTCTTTCTGGATGAATGCGAAAGAGATTTCTCTTCGTCTTAATGAAATGCAACGCAGACGCTTAATGTCAGACCGTTCAGTTCACTACGCCATCGTTGATGGGAATGGGAAGTTTCGTTGTAACCATCGAATCAAATCGTGGAAAGAAATGCAACTGGAACAATACCAGGATATGTCCAGAGGTTATATGCAATGAACTCACCTCACTACTTTTCAGCAAAAGCGCTGAATGATGAAATTATTGCCCGCCTTTTAAAAGATGAAGACCGTCTGGTTATCAGCAAAAGCTTTAGTGGGGACAACCATTGTGGCTGGCATATCACAGCACCACGTTATCTATGGATAAAAGCAGGCGTTCATCCTGTCTGGATTCGTGAATCAAAGGGCAACAAACTACAATCCAAAGTTGGAACTAAACGGATGAAACGAGCAAGGCAATTGCTTTCTTTATCTTTGCAGGAAAACAAATCCATCTCTTTCACCCAACCACTTCCAGCACAAGTTTTTCATTCAAATTTGTGCGCATAAGGAAAAATACAATGTCTCAGACAAAACCAACGTTTAATGCGAAAACTACCTCTTGCGCGGTTCCATTGCCTACAGGCAAATGTGTTCAGCCAATGGCTACAAATAAACTTCCAGAGCAGATACCAACTCCGCAGAGTGATATCCCATATATGCAATATACAAGTAATGGAGTATTGGTTGCACGATGAAAAGCAAACTCAGAAAGATGGTTAATAAGACCAAAACTCAGGCTGTCGTGAGTCGTAAAGCCAACCTGAAAACAAAACAACTATCCCATGTCTGCGAAGCAGAATATAAGGAGGCTGACAATGGCCATTATCCAGAGCGCAGCATGAAGCAAACAAAGCTAATGGTGCGTATCACATTGACCGTCATGGGAATCGTGTTGCTCCTGCATTAGCTCGTTCTGCACGTTCAACAGATGTAGTAACAGGCGTTCGTCATACTGCTGCAAATTCAGCTATTGATAAAGATGTATTCAATGACCCATTAAAGCTACAGATTATATCTCTACGGGCTTGTGGCCGTCATGCAGAGGCTGACCGTTTAGAGGGCGTGAAGCGTTAAAAATAATGCGCTATATAGGGCTACAGCACGTCGTGAGACGTTAAGCCCTGTCATTCAATTGCCCATTATTAAAACCTCTCAGAATGGCATAGAGCGCGCTTAATAATGGATGATTATTTTTTAATCATTATTGCCACGTTTTTATTTATGAATTTTTTTTTAGCTCCATGCAGTGAATGCCTGAATTGAAGGTGTTGATGAAAGTAGGACCCATTCCAACTTCATTCTTCCTTCTGTTGATTCTCATTCATTCTATGGAGTATCCGATGAAATACAATTACACCACAGATTACAATCATCCTCATTATTATTCAGGCAATATCTTTACCTCTAATCGTTACGGTCGATATCGCATTCTTGGCAAGTTGCTCAATCATAATCGTCGTGGTTATTATGTCATTCAGTTTGAAGAAACTGGACACACAACCAAAGCCTATTGTTCAGCAATCAAATCTGGAAAGGTTGCCGACCGTTCATATGACTTCGGCAATGAAGAAGAACGACGAGAAGCGTTAATGCGTCCTGTTATTCATGGTGTTGGCTATATCGGAATTGGACAGTATCGTACCTATGTCCCCTACACTCCCGAGACATATGGACAGAGAACAAAGGAGTATGTGCTCTGGCAAAATATGATTGCTCGTTGCTACTACACCAGAAATGGAAAGCAGGTTCACAAGGGATACAAAGGTGTGGTTGTGTGTGAACGCTGGCATTGCTTCCAGAACTTCTATTCAGACCTTCCAGCAATTCCCGGATATAGCAACTGGAAAGATAATCCAGTGAAGTATGAGTTTGATAAAGATTATTCCCATCGTCGTTATTACTCACCAGATACAATGTGTTTCATTCCAACCAGTGATAATGCAAAAGAAGCTGGTTTGAGAAATCAGGCAATGAAGATAGCCAAGTCAGACTATTACTCCATAAACAAGAATCGAGAATCCATTGTTGATGAAGCCAAAGAGGCTTTGATAATTGATTATGAGATTGTGATGAATGGAAACACTCACACTATTATCACTGATACACCCTATGGAACAACAATCTTCTTCCCATTAACAAAGAAGACAATGCGTCATTGTTCCATTATTGATGGTGACGTTCATGTCTTCATCCAGTATGTCCAGTGGTTGCAACGTCAATGGATAGAAAGAAACCCGTTCATTGACTGCTATGAAGTGATGTGATTAAACAAAGGGCATTGTTAATCTGCGGCTATGCCGCTATGCAGTGTCCTTGATTGAATCACAAACGATTAATAATAAAGATTCAAAATACAACTTGTGGGATAAGTCTGTTTGCTTCGCATATTGACACATGATGCTGTCGCATCTGTCACCATAATTGCAAAGCAATTCTGTCGCCAGTCGCTCCGCTCTTTATCGCTCAAGCTTCCAGCTTGTCGCTTATTGGTGCAGCCATCTGGTTATGAGTCTTGAGGGGAAATAGCGTGTTCCACGCCATTTCACAATCCAATACATTATGCGCACCATAATTGTAACTGCAATATTCTGATGTCACTTTTAACCCATAGGATGTCACTTTTTCTGGCATAAAGGGTCCAATCCTCAGGCCATGGAGACATCAGGATGCTTGTGACTATGTCAGATAAAGAACTTCGTCGGATCAACGTCATTCAGTCAGTTGTTGAAAAGCGCATGCGCCGGCGTGATGCAGTTCAGCAGCTTGCTCTGTCGGAACGTCAGACACAGCGTTCAATGAATCGTTTTCGCGAGTCTGGTGCTGCTGGCCTGACAAACCTTCGGCGTGGACGCCCCGGTAATCACAGGCTTCCTGAGTCACTGAAGCTGCGTGTTCTTTCATTACTTCACGATCATTACAGCGACTTTGGACCAACACTGGCCGCAGAAAATCTTGAGCAACACGGCAAACCCCTGGCGTTCTACAGTGACAAGCATGGTATTTTCAGGGTCAACGTTCACTCAAATATCAGGTGTTCGACAAACTGGAATGTGTCGACCAAGGGCAAATCGTTGATAACAAACGTCTTGGGGCTGTTCTGAAGCTGGCGCAAAGAAAAATGGATGAACTCGAACGCGATGGTAAGCGTGATCGGAGCAAAAAGATGCCTAAACGACGCGCACAGGCCAGGGTTCAGGAGCAATTGAGAGCCGCTGGCTAACCCTGAAGAGTTCAGATCCAGCCTTAAACGTTAGCCCCCTCCCCACTCCAAAGACATAACCCCGCACTCCTCTGAAGTTAGGGGTTATCGTCGATGAATGAAGTTTATACGTGCCTACTAAACGATATACTTTTGGCAGGTGCAATTACGTAGCTAAAAATTAATTCATCTCTATCATCAGCATGTCTACCACGATAGAGAACTCGTTCTATTTTTACTGCTAAATAATATCCATTTTTATTTTGCAATACAGCCAATTCCCCTTCCTTCAACGAAGTGGAACTATCTTCATTGTAAAACGAGTTACATTCGGCATTATTAATTTGTTCAATTTCAGTAATTCCAGTTGGAATACGCAAAGAATGAATGCTTTCTTGTCTATTGTATATCCATATACTTCCTTTGCTGCATCTGGACCAAGATAGCTCGAAAGCCATATCTCCAGCACCAACCCAGAATTTTCCGTTGTTCAGCGTAGGGTTGAATGTAACAGTATTCGTTAAGGCAGGACTAACAAAGCTCTCTGGAATATCAAACACTATAGGTTCAACTGCCACAGGTTGCCGATTAAAAGGGTTTTCACCACGTGGTGGCCGTGGTTGAACACTTTCTCCCCACAAATCTGCGATAAGTTGTCTATAGCTTTGTTCGTAATTTTCTGATGAAAAATCTAACCATAAACGCGTTGCTACAAATGTCGGCACATTTGATTGCTCGTTATTAATAACTATAGGTATGACTCTATTGCTTCCTAAGTCTCTCATAATTTGCGAAGTAATAATCATTTTTTCATAGCCCACTCCACCACTTTGCATTGCATTTGCTTTTCTGACATATTCATCAGTGCAAACAACAATTACACGGTCCGAGTCACTAAGCCCTGATTCCATAAAATGTGGTAAATCACCTCCGATTTTCAAGTCCCATTGGTCAAGAGTAACTGCAACACCATTTCCCTCTAATCTGGTTGCGAGAGTAAGAACCCAGGCCTTATGAGCAGTTGAATCATGAGAATATGATATGAATACTTTTGGTGTTGGTTGAGATTGAAGCATAGAGCCCTCCAGGCAAGATAATACTGATAATCGCGCCAAATGAGTGTGGGTACAAGGGGGTGAGTGCTTAGAAAGTGACATTTTAAACTGGCTAAAACAGGTGACATTTTAAGCTTGCAATAACAAGAATAGCAGAGGGCGAAAAGCAGCCCCCCAGCGTGAATCAGTCATACAACCAGCGACCAGCCCTGGCAGACTCAATGAGCATACCTATCGTGAACTCCGGCACCTGAGGAATATCGTTTTTGCGAAACGGATTAAGCAAATGCTTTAGCGGTGGTTCTGGCGGATAGTATGTTGTGATCGAGAAATTCCCTCTATCTACATTAAATGTCGTAAAAAAATCATCCATCAATGCCAGTGCTTCATCATCTTCCAACCGTAAATCTGAATCCACATCTGTTGACGGTGTCAGTTCTTTTTTCTTAAAAGGGTAAATTCCATCATGGCTTCTTACCAGTTCATAAATCCGCTGTTCGAGAGTATCACTTACCAT